CCCCCACACAACAAACAGGACGTACGCCTAGCCGCTGAAAGTACAAGACCAGAAGGTAAAGAAAACGCTGGCGAGTTGTGAGCCGGTAGGCGAGCAGCGAGTGGGTGCCGAAGCGGAGCGTCGCGTTGCGAGCCGTTAGGTGAGCAGAACGCCATGCTCCGTTTCGGCAGGGGTTTGGGTGGGGGACGGGGGTGGCTGAGGGTTGGGTTGGGGGTAGTGTGCGCAAACCCTGTGGTTGGGTTTGTGTACACGGGGGGATGTACCCGCAGGGGCAGACATATATATGTGTCTGGCTTGTTTTGGGGTTGGTGGACACCGGTTTGGGTAGGGGCAGCCCTTGGGTCCCTCCGCTGCGTTGAGGCCAGTCTGCCTTGCAGTCGGTTTGTCTTGTTCGCTGCTGCCCCTGCGCCTCTTGGCTTTTGTGCAGGGGGCGGTGGCCCTTCTGACGGGTGATTCTGACCTAGTTAGGGTTCAGGCGTTCCGTTTTATGTGGCCTGCGGGGGCGCGTTACAGGTGTGTGTTGTGGAGTGTAGCAGGTGTGTTATAGTGTTGTTGTTCTTATCGGGTTACAGTTGGGTGACTTTTTATGTCGGCAATGTCTGATTATCTTGAGGCGAAGGTTTTGGATTACGTTTTGCGTGATACAGCGGATTGGGCACCGGCTACGGTGTATCTTGCGTTGCATACGGCGGATCCGACTGATGCGGGTACGGGGGCTGAGGTGTCTGGTGGGTCTTATGCTCGTCAGGCGATCACGTTTAATGCTGCTCATGCGACGAATGGTACGATTACGAATTCGTCTGCGGAGGAGTTTACTTCGATGCCTGCGGCAACTGTTTCCCATATCGCTATTTGGGATGACGCCGCGACGGGTAACATGTTGTTCTACGGGGCGGTTACTGCGTCTAAGACTGTTGCTTCTGGTGACACCATTTCGATGGCGGCTGATGCTCTAACGATTACGTTGGCTTAATATGGCTACGTCATATCCGGGTTCGCTGGATACTTCGACGCAGCAGCCTTCACCGTCGGCTACCGACGAATTGGATGATGCCGGTTTTTTGCATGACGAGGTTCATACGAACCATTCGGGTGCTTTGATCGCGGTTGAAACCAAGTTGGGGTCTACGGATTCTAACGCGGTTGCTGATTCTGTTTTGATGGGGACGGGTACGTCTGCGTCTTCGTGGACGACTGCGCCGACTGTTGCTGGTTCTATTACTTCGGCGGGTTTGACTGTTTCTGGCGAGATCGCTGTTGCCGATAATGTGTTGTCGCGTCCTGAGGTTAAGGATTACGCCGAGACGGTTAATGCGATTGGTTCGACGGGTGGCGGTACGCAAGATATCGATTTGACGTTGGGTAATGTTGTTACGGCGACGTTGGATGCGAATACGGCGTTTACGTTTTCTAATCCGTCGGCTACTGGTAAGTCGTGTTCGTTTATGTTGACTCTCACTCAGGATGCGACTGGTTCTCGTACGGCGACTTGGCCTGCTTCGGTGAAGTGGGCTGGTGGTACGGCTCCGACGTTGACTACGACTGCTTCGCGGGCCGATGTGTTGACGTTTACGACGGTTGATGCTGGAACTATTTGGTATGGGTTTGTAGCGGGTCAGGATTTCTCCTAATGCCGTTGGGTGCGGCGCGGTGCGGGATCTTAGGTGCTGCTGGTGGCGGCGAGGATCTTCCGTTGACGGCGTTCGGTGGGATCATCACCCAATACACCGATGGCGGTACTACTTACAGGGTTCATACGTTTCGTGGGTCTGGGTCGTTTGAGGTGTCGTCTGGGTCTGCTGATGTGGATTATCTGATTGTTGCGGGCGGCGGTTCGTCTGGTGGTTTGTATTATGGTGCGCCCGGAGGCGGCGGTGCGGGCGGTATGATCACAGGGACAGGTGTCACCGTATCCGCTGCTTCTAGCCCGTATACGGTTTCTATTGGTGCAGGATATAGAAATGGTTCACTGGCATACGAAACGGGTAACGGTAATCCCAGTTCCGCATTTGGATTTAGTGCTTCAGGTGGCGGTGGTGGTTCTGTGTCTAACAATAATGCCAGTACAGGGGGTTCTGGTGGCGGAGCATCTAGTGGTTACACGGTAGATCCCACGGGGGGTGCTGGTACTAGCGGCCAGGGCAGCGATGGCGGTGATGGTTATGGTGGAACAACGGGCAGTTATACAACAGTTGGAGGCGGAGGCGGAGGCGGAGGCAAGGGCGGAGTTGGAGCAGATGCGGCCAGCGCCACTGGCGGCAACGGTGGCACCGGTGGATCAGGCTACGGCATAAGTGCTACTAGCCGCGTGTATGCAGGAGGTGGTGGTGGTGCTGCATACGTTACTGGAGGGGCGCATGGCGCGGGAGGTTCCGGTGGCGGCGGAAAGGCTGGATATTTCGCGTCACGCGGTCAAGATGGAGTACCAAACACAGGTGGAGGCGGCGGCGGATCATCGTATACGACCGCGCCGTCAACTTTCTGTAACGGCGCGGCCGGTATCGTAATTATTAGATATGTGGTGGCATAATGACTGTTGACTATCTCAGCGAAGGCGTACTTACTGAAGGCGAAGCGTGGGTGTTTATCGCTTCAACAGAATTATCGACCGCGGCGGCAACCGTGACATTTGCGTCAGGCACAGGAAAACAAAACTGGAGCCAATACCTTGACCTGTATCTCATAGCGGCACCTCGACGTGATTCATCGTCGGCTGGCGTAGGGAATTATCGGCTAAATAATGATGCGGGTAGCACCAGTTACGTCCGGCAAGAATTTTACACAAATGGCGCCACTGCATATGCGTATGGCACTACCGGGTATTCGTATAACCGGTTTGGGTCGATGCCGGGCGGGGCAAGCAATTATTTCGGAGGGTCTGTTACACAATTCTTTGACATCAACTCCGGGAAATACAAATCCTCGATCACTCAATATTCCAATGAGTATTCGACCGGCGGATCTGGGGGAATAGTCGCTGGGACATGGTTGTCGCAAGCAGCGGTCACAGAGATTGATCTTACTTTGAATTCGGGAACAAATTTTGCGGTAGGTTCCCGATTCGATCTTTACGGGATACTTCCTAAGATGGTGTCCTGATGGCAACGGTCGAAGCGATTGACACTGTATATCTGGAAGCAGATGCAGCGTCGGTAACTTTTTCGTCGGTTCCTTCGACCTACCATAATTTAGAAATCCGATGTTCGATGCGTAGCCGCTACAACACAACCAATTCGTACGACACGTTGTATATTCAACTAAACAATATTTCGACCGGCTATTACACATACCATCAGCATTACGCCTCTCAGTCGTCTGTCGCTGGCGGGGGTGCTGCTGGTGCCAATGGCTCATACTTGCCATTCGCGTCAACAGAAAGCACGGAAGGCGAAATGTACGGTTGCGCCGTAGTTGACATGGTTGACTACACAAGCACTTCCAAATTTAAAACAGTTCAGTCGTTGACACAGACCGCCGAATTGGGGGTACCTGCGTCATATGTGGTATCTAATTCGGGGCTGTTTTATAGCACCGCCGCTGTGACAACGATCAAGTTGGTTCCATATTCGGGAAACAACCTTGTGCGAGGCACTGTGATTTCGCTTTACGGGTGGAGGAATTAATGGCACTCGTCAATGTTATTGCGTCTACGACGTTTCCGTCGGATGGGACATCATGGACAGCATCGTCTATTCCTAGCACATACGATCATTTGCTTCTCAAAGGGTCGATTCGGCTTGGAATCAATAGTGCACAAAACCCAATGCGAGTAAGGTTTAACTCTGATTCAGGAGCAAACTACGCATACAGAATCATGTACCAGAGTGGATCAAGCATAGCGGGATACTACAACGGCGGGACTGCTACCTCGATTCCGCTTGCGTACATGACTGGGAACGGGGCGACGGCTAATTGTTTTGGAACATTCGTAATGTGGATGCCGAATTCGGGATCGTCGCACTATAAGGCTTTGGTGTCGGAAGGGCATCCAGAGAATTGGGCCTCCGCGATTTACTATCCGCAAACAGTCAGCGGACTTTATGAGTCAACGTCTGCGATTAACGCTATCCAAGTGTACGACCACAACGGGTACGATATTTTGCAGAATTCGTCCCTAACATTATACGGCATCAATAACGCCGGATAGGAGAACCTATTATGCCAAGACAAAAGGTGGTCGATAATGTCTATATCGACCTGACCCCTGAGGAAGAAGCCGAACTGGACGCGATGGGTGAGGCCGCTGACCGCGACTTTACTATGCTTCGCAGCGACCGCAACGCACGGCTATCTGCAACCGACTGGACGCAAATACCAGACAACTCATTGACAGATGACGAACGCATCGAATACAGAACGTACCGGCAGGCGTTACGCGACTACCCGGCACAATCGGATCGCGTATCGACCCTTCCTGCGTGGCCTGATGCACCCGGCGAGGCTGAGGCACGCGCTGAGGCTGAAGCCGCTATAGCCGCTATGGAGGCTGCTTATGCAGCGGAGAACGGTCTAGGTTAATGCTTTACCGTGGCGTAGGAATAGATTACCGCGCTGCGGATACAACGTATCGTGGCGTACAAACCCACGCTATAACTGCGTCGATTACATCGTCAGCGTCGGTAACGGCTGACGTAATCGAAAAGGCTGCGATTCAGGCTTCCGGATCTAGCGTTACAACGATATCTGCTGATATCTCAATGACGGCGCTGGTTTCAGCGTCACCATCGTCATCAGCGTCTTTGTCGGGATCAGTAATAGAGAATGCTTCCATAGATGCAAGCCTATCAGCAACCGCATCAACTGTCAGCGCGGTCATAGAAGAAGCATCCGTGGCGGCTGCCCCGACAGGGGCGGCTTCGCTGTCTGCTGCGATAGTCAAAGAACGCCCGATAGAAGCAGGCGTGTCGTCGGCTGCTTCGCTGTCAGCAGAAATAGTTGAGGTCGCATATGTGGCGGCTTCGCCATCTGGGGCGGCTTCGCTCACGGCGGAACTTAAGAAGTCCACGCCGATAACTGCGAATCTGTCTGCTACCGGATCGGTTGTTGTCGCAATTATCGAAGAGGCGTTTGTTGTTGCGGCTCCGTTGGGGGCTGCTTCGCTTACGGCGGGAATAGTCAAAGAGCGGCCGATCATGGCGGGATTGTCGGCGGCAGCGTCGTGGACAGTTCCGCTTATTTTGCATGAAGCCGTTATCGAAGCGTCAGTAACTTCGCAGGCGACCGCCAGTTCAGGAATTATTTGGTACAAGCCAAACCCGAATGTGACTATTACAACTACGTTACAAGATGATGTTACACTTGCAGTCGAACTACTAGACAACGTGACACTCACGGTGGGGGTCTAATGGCTACATACGACAAAGACGACAGGGTACGAGTGACCGCTACGTTTACTTCCGGTGGCACAAATACTGATACTTCTGTTGTTGCGACACATCGCAAACCGGATACAACCGACACAACGCTAACTACTACAAATAGCGCAACCGGCATTTACTATGCGAATGTTGACTTGGATCAGATTGGTACGCACACCGTCAGATTTACGGGAACGTCGCCGGTTAAGGCTATGGAAGTTGTTGAATTAAAGGTCGGCAAGTCTATATTTGATCATTCGTGAAGAAACTCTCCTACGTTCTGCCGGATCCGAACCCGGCTAAAGACAGAGGCGAAGCGAACCGTGCCATCTTCTTAGCCGGTTTGGAAGAACACGGTAAAATAAGTAAAGCGTGCGCCATCGCCGGTGTCACTAGATCGGCTTACGATAAGTGGCGGCAACGCATCCCCGGTTTTTCGGAGAAGGCTGACGCTATACGCCACAAAGCACTCCTTGAAGGCGGGTTAGAGAAGTGGGATGGCACATTTGCGTCGTTTAGGGGCGAATATTTCGGCCATATGTCGCCCGGATTCCACATCGAAGCCATAGATGCCTACGAGAACACTCCGCCGGGCAACATTACCCTCATTTTGTGGCCCCCGGAGCACGGTAAGACTACTTTGGCGGAGGATTACTTCTGCAACAAGTTGGCGGTCAACCCAGAGTTTCGTATCACTGTCGGTTCCGAGGGTACTGACATGGCGCGCAAGATTTTGGGGCGTGTTCGTGCCCGCATGGAGCCTCACGGCCCGTTTCCTAAGTATGTAGCCAAGTTTGGGCCGTTCGTTCCGCAAAACCAGTCGGGTCGTAAGACTGCGCAGCCGTGGGGTGCCGACTATTTCAACATCTTTAAGAAGCAGACACATGATGAACGCGATTATTCGATGGTTGGGTTGGGTTGGCGGTCCAAGATTGCTGGTACCCGCACCGATCATCTACACGTTGACGATATCCAATCTAGGGTTTCTCTCAATTTGACCGAACAAATGTTCGAGGTGTTCCGTCAGGATTGGTTGACGCGCCCCGGCGAGAAGGGCCGTACCACCATTAATGGTACCCGTGTCGGGTCGGATGATTTCTATGAGCGGGTGATGACAGAAATAGATCCCGACATTTTGCAGGTAATCAAATTCCCGGCGATCATCACAAATGATGATGGGGAACCGGAACCGTTGTGGCCGGAAATGTTCACGTTGGAGTCGCTGGATCGTATCAAACGCAAGGTTGGGGAGGAGGCTTGGTCGCGTAACTATATGCAGGAACCGGGGTCTTCTCAATCTGCTACATTTACAGATGATTCTATCCAAAAATGTCTTAACCCTCTGAGGTCGGTGACTCATGACCCACCGGAAAACTGTAGTGTTTATATCGGCGTTGATCCTGCTCTTGGTTCAAACAACTGTGTGGTGGCTGCTACGCCGCATGAAGGTAAACTTAAAATTCTTTTCATTCGGGAAGATACTGGGTTAACCCGCAACGAACAGATCCTCGGTGTAGTAGAGGACGCTATACAACGCTGTCTCAAAAATGGGACAACTGTTTCAGATGTGATCATTGAAGCAATGGTCTTTCAGAAGGGCTTGTCTAGAGATGAGCGCCTTATCGAAATGACCGAACGATACGGGTTCCGTGTTAGAGAGCATCTAACCGGTGTCAACAAGTACGATGAATCCATCGGTGTTCCGTCGATGGCGTTGTCGTTTATGCGGGAAGAAATCGAAATCCCTTACGCCGATGATGGACCTACCCGTCATCAGGCCGACCAGTTGATCCGCCAGTTGAAGGCGTGGCGGCCATTGAAGCGGGGTACGAGGCTGCGTCAAGATCAGGTCATGGCGTTGTGGTTTATTTGGATACTTTGGCGGCAACGTAAACAGACTTTTGATGTAGACTCTTCACAATTCAGGTTTAATGGGCTACCGTGGAAGTCATCTATGGCTTCGACTAGGGCGTTTTAATGTATACTTTCGATGAGATAGTCGGCATTGTCCGGTTGAGGCAGACTAATCAGTCGCCGCTTTTGGAGCGGATGCTTCAGGTGCAGGAACGGTACAACGGCGACTATGTTATTCCGTTGCCGTCGATGGATAACGAACCTGTTTTGCCTCCGTTGACTCCGGCTCTTATAGCCGAGAATGTAGATGCGGTTGCGCAGCGTGCAGCATCGGTAGTGCCGTTCATTGGTTGTCCCGCTGTTGACGAGTCGAAAGAGCGTGGCATCAGGTCACGCGAGTATGCTGATATTCGCCGCAGATCCTTGGCTGCTACTTGGTATCAGTCTAAATACAAGGTCAAGATTCGTAGGGCGTACAGGCATCTGGCCGGGTATGCAACTACTTGCCTTATCGTGACACCCGATTTTGAGAAGGGGATGCCACGCATAGATGTCCGCGATCCGCTCGGCGTGTACCCGGAACCATCATCGTATGACGACTATGACCCTCCGGCGAACTGTGCATTCGTGTACGGCAAGGCTGGCGGCTGGTTGCGTAGACATTATCCGGCTGCCCGTCAAGAGAACGGCGGCCCGATTCCTTCTGAAGAGAAGTCAAATCAGGAACTGTGGGATGTTGTCGAATGGGTCGATGAGGAACATATCGTTATCGGTATCATGGGGCCGCGGTATACGCATTTTGATCAGAAGGCGTACCCGTTGCATTCCACGCAGATAGAGTTGTCGCGTACAAGAAACAAGGCGGGTATGCCGTGCGTGATTACTCCCGGTCGGATCACATTGGATCGGATCGCGTCGTCTATTTCTAATGTTGTCGGCATTGTTGATCTTATGTCGAAGATGATGGCGTTGGATATTATGGCGCAAGAGAAGGCAATTTTCCCAGATAGGTATATAATCGGTCGCTCGGGTCAGGTGCCGATGATTGTCGGCGGCGAATGGAAAGACGGACGCGAAGGCGAAGTCAACATTCTGTTGGACGCTGAACAGATCGGTGAACTCCGCTCGGCACCTGACCCGTCCACGAACATAGCCATAGACAGGTTGGAGCGTAATGCAAGGATCTCTACCGGAACCGTACCTCAAATTGGTGGTGAAACATACGGGGCTTTGCGTACCGGACGCGGCATCGACGCTCTCATGGGGGCAGCGTTGGATCCTCGTATCCAAGAGATGCAAGAAATTATGGAGGCGCATCTTCCCCACTTGAACGAGTCGCTGTTCGCGACGTATAAGGGATACTTTGGTTCTAAAAAGTTTTCTATGTTCACTGGTTACGCTGGCGATTTCGGTCAGGTTAACTTCACGCCGAATGACCATTTTGAAACTTTCGACAATGTGGTATCGCATTCGATACCGGGTGCCGACATTCAGGCTACGACAATTCAGTTGGGTCAGTTGCTCGGCATGAAGGGCATTAGTCTTAGAACATTCAGGACTAAGCATCCGTTTATTGAGGACGCGGAGGCAGAAGGGCGACGGGTCGATGAGGAGCAGTTGGAGGAAGCGGTTATGGCTGCGATCCAGCAGCAGGCTTTGTCGGGTCAGTTGCCTGTGGTGTATGTCTCTAAGATTGAGAAGCATCGCAAGAAGGGGTTGGATATTTTTGCTGCGATTGAGAAGGCTGACGCGGAGATAAGGGAGGAGCAGGCTGCTGTGGCTCCACCTCCGGGTGAGGGTCAGGTTATTGCTCCTGAGCAGGCTGCTGGTTTGGCGGCTGGTCCTGAGGGGATGGCTCCGCAGGCTGCTCCGCCTTCGGGAGAGTTTTCTCCTGAGGCTGCTCAGCAGTTGGTTAGTGCGTTGAGGGCTGGCTGATGCCTCGCAAGAAGAGGAGTCAACCAGCGCAGGCTCCGGGTTTGGAGGCCGGTGCTGCTTATGGTGAGGCTGGTCAGAATTTGGCTGCGCAGGATCCGTCGCAGGGTGGTATCCCGTTGCCTGCCGGGGGCGGCCCTGTTGTGGCTGCCCCTCCGCCGCCTCAGCAGCGCCCGTTGCCGGTTGATGCTGCACGCGGATTTAATCCGCAGATCACTCCGCTGCTGGCACCGGGAAACAATAAGCCGTTGCCTACTGCCCCTGTCGGGTTGACAGAGAAGCAGGAGTCGGCTCTTATTCTTAGGGACTGGGCTGAAGCAACTGGAGATCCAACTATCGCTGATGCGGCGATGCAACTAGGCCAATGACTGTTACCCCTGTTAAGCGGGAGCATGCCCGCGTAGGGACAATTAAAGCGTCGTCGTTTAATGACGAATACTACGGTCGCCGTATGCAGTTGCTTCGCGACGCTGGCGCTAACCGTTTGTTTGATGCTGCACCGGAAACATTGATGAATGTGGTGATGAGCAATCTGTCTGATGGGGACATGCTCAACCGGGTTATAGGCGCAGTTGATCAGGCAGAATTTAATCGAATCAAGCAGCAGTTTGAGGCGCTACCTACACAAAGGCAGTCGGCTGAGTTCGGTCAGTTGCCTGACAAGATGCAGCGCATGTTGCGTGGTGTCGGATACGAGCCGCCTAACGAGAAGGATCCAGATGGATTGTTGAAGCGGATCTTTAATTGGGATATTCCGCTGCTACCTGAGGAGCATTTCGGTACCGCTGTTAAGGTGGCGATGGCTCCCGTTCGCGGCATGGGATTCTTTCTCGGCAAGGGTGCTAGCACTCTGTGGGAAACCGCCGTGATGAAGCCGTCACGGTTCGCTACCCGTGCCGGTCGGTCGATTGCTTACATGGCTGAAAATAAGGCGAACGAATTTGCTGACCCTGCAGGCATACGGGAAGCGTGGCGTGAAAGCGAATTTGAGGAAGGGTCGTGGTACAAGTCAACGACCGATAAGGCAATTGATTTGGTTGGTGGCGCGCAAACAGACATGATCAAGTTGTTTGTTCGTGACGGCCTCCAAGGAGTTTACGACCATCTAGAAAAGATTGGTGCCGAACAGGGTTGGTCTGCGAAGCGGGTAGATGACGAGTACCTAGATTGGTATGACCGGCTTGCGGATCCAGACAATGTGGAAGCGTTGGAGGTGTTGGAAAGCGGGAGGCTTTCTTTGCCTGACGCGTCGGTGCGTGCATGGAATGCGACGCTGCCGTTTGATGTAACGCCGGGCACTAAGCCAGCAACTGTTATTGGTGTTGGCGGTTCGTTGGTTACCGAAATTTTGTTGGATCCGACTACCTATATTGGCGGGTTTATTACAAAGATTGCGAAGCCGCTGCGTGCAGGGTTGCGAGCGGGGCAGTCGATAGATGCTGTGTATTTGTGGCGGCGTATCGCTTTGGCTGAACGGCACGCCGAGCCGGGCGTGCTGATGATTGCTGACGAGGCAACCGGTGAACTTGTTCCTGCTGTTGGCAGAGTTGGGGAAGCGGCACCAGTTGAGGCTAAGGCGTGGCTGGCGAATGGCGGCGATCAAGTTGTTGGCATGACCAATATGCGCATCCGGGCGCGGGCGCGGGCGATCAACAGGTTTGTTGATCGAACTACTGCCGCGTTTAAAGAGGTCGATGCGGTTGACGCATTCAAGAAGCAGTTGCTTCAGGAGTCTCCCGGTATGACTGCTAACGAGTTGGCGGTACGGGTGTCGGAAGAGTTTGGTTCTGTCACACAGTTGGAGTTACTTCTCCGTGATGTTCCTGCACTAAATGTGACAATGGATGAGATGCTTGCGTGGCATAGAGCGCGCCGTGACGGGCATTGGTACGCGCTCAAGGCAGGCGAGGGCGGCGATACTGTTGTTCATCGGATTCCTGAAAGTGGTGACCTTGTAAAAGATTTGCCGCGGACGAATGTTACGAATCCTGTGCCGACGCTGGCGCATGAGCAGGGCTACTGGGATTTCCTTCAGGAGAATGCAGGCAAGAGTGCGTTGTCTAGCAGGCTCGGCGGTGTCGGTCCTGAAGCGATTCTGATTCCTAAGATAGGCAAGTTTGCTTCACAGTGGATGCGCAGCAAGAAGTATATGCGTAGCGTTCTCGATTTCGACAAGTTCCCTGTCGAGGTTCGGGCTGATATGGCTCGGATGACGGCACAGTATTTGGCGAAGCAAACCGATTATGTGCGCTCCAAGTTGTGGGATGATCTTCAAAGCGGCGCGTTAAAGTTGAGCAACGACATTGACCGTGATGCGTTGAATCGGATCATGGATGAGCCGCTGATAGACATGGCTGACGATTTCGGCTTGACCCCTGACGATGTGTTGAAGATTGAAGAGTCACGCAACCTGTATCAAAACAATGCCGCCCAAGTCATTTTGGAAGACAGCGAACTATCGGACCTGCTTCACTGGTATCAGGCAAACGGTTACGAGGTTCGTGGCGGCGAACTTGTCTTGAAGGACAAGGATTGGTTTCAGCCTTTCTCGGGTGCCCGCAAAGCCGCTTCGTCATATTACAAAGAAAAAATTCCTTCTCCCGGTGGGTACAACGCTGAGTTGTCGTGGGCGGAACATGTAGGGATCATTGGCAAGTCGGCGGCTCGTGCCGCGGCTTATTATCCTGCACGGTTCGCTGAGAAATTAACAACATATGTTCCAACGTCGTCTATTCTAGATGTTACTGATGCCGATACTGCGATCAAAGAGTTTACGGCACTCATTGATATGGGTGTCATGTCGGGGATGTCGCGCAGTCAGATAGATGGGTATCTGCGGTCGTTTGTGTTGGGTAACGAGTCGGAGCGGTGGCTTGTCCAAAACGAATTCTTTCTTGATTTCATGGGGCGTAGCGGTGCGTTGGTTCATGGTGGACGCGATGTTCAGGAGTTTGTGGAACGGTTTATTCGGTACGGGCATCAAAGGTACGCCAATATTGCGGATGCGCCTGTCGGGTTGCATGGGTTAAATATTCGTCGTGCTGTTGTGCCCGGCGTGCAGCACAGTGCGCAGTTGGCGACAGCGAACGTGATTCCAAACTATAAGCAGTTGGCTTCTGTTTCCCGATATATGGGGTTTTACCGTATGGCGGGATGGGGGCTGCATCTTCCTGCGATAGATAAGTTTATTGCCCGGACTTGGCGACCAGCCGTATTGTTGCGATTGGGTTACGTTGCCCGTAATGGTGGCGAAGAGATGATGTCGTGGTGGCTGCGTGAAGGCCCGAAGCATTGGGTTAACCAGAAGGTGGCTCGCACAGCGATAGGCAAACATACCGTGTGGGATACATACGGTCGCAAACTGCGTACAACGCTTGCACCGGAAGAGCAGTTGCCGCTTGTGTGGCGACCTTTCTCGCGGCTGTGGCGGTCGTTCAACGAGGTTGCAGGTGTTGGCGATTACGCTATTACCCGCAAGGCGTTGGTTGAGTCAGTGCAAAACAATCCGAAATGGAAATACGTTTCAGATGACCAACGCACAGCGATCTTTGAGGCGACCCGCACACGAGTCAAGTCGGATGTTGAATCGACAATGATTGGCGGCTTGTCGCGGCGAATGTTTGAACTTGCCGAAGCCGAGGCTCTGCGCCTTAGTTCGCTGATCCATAACACCAGTCAGGCGTTGGGTATCCAAACGAAGCAAAGCATCGCGGCCTTTGTTGGTAGGAGAATTGATTCCCGCCATGAAGATCGTGTGCATGCGATGGCGATTGCGTTGACGGACCCTACGGTTCTTGATGCGCAGATGCGTAACATTCTTGGGACGTTCGACAACTATTTGAATCCGGGCGCAGACGTAGATTCTGTTCTTCGTGCGGGAGGGTTTAATTCTCCGCAGGTCGGGTTGCAGTTGCCGATGAACTACGGTCGTTCGGAAACTAAATGGATTGCGAATGCTTCTGGTAGTGAACTGTATCCGATAGATAAAAGTATTGCGGTTACACAACGTCTGTCATACATGGCGGACGATCCAGCCCATGTTGCGTATTTGAAGGAACTGTCGCATTATGCGTCACCACAGCAGGAACGCGTATTCTCTGATCTTGCACAGTCTCTCGGCATTATTGTCGGGGAAGGGTTCTCGTCGTCGGCTGAGATGCACCGTTGGTTCAGAGCCAATCATGCTGATGCGTTGACACAGTTGGAGGATGCGTTTGACGCGGGAAGCATTCTGCGACTCACTGAGGTAGAGGATGTAGACAATGTAGTCAAACAGATTACAGCAATTGACGAATTTGTTGAGGCGATGCCGAACGAGATTCGTGATCAGATCCGCAAGTTCTTGGAGCCTGTCATTGGAACAGGTCAAAGCCCTAACCACATTGCGTTTCTGTTAAGCGACATTGACCCTAAGCGGATAACAACCAATTACACGACAGCGCAGGCGCGAGGCAAACAGGCGTTTGTTAACTACCTTATGACTCCCGAGGGTCAAGATATGCTGCGGTCTACACACAGATCGCACATTGGCTTCGACGCTATTGGCGGACCTATTAGCGAACCGCTACCTCCGGGCGCAACCCGGCTATTTGTTCCTATGGTCCCACGCGAATACGCAGGCGCGTTGGTGAATGTGTTGTCAGGTGGGAGGGGCGATCGGCAGGAATGGTTCAACACGTTCGTTGAGTCTCTCACCACCAAGTTTCTCCGCATCGGCCTGACTGAAGGGGATGCACGCAAGGCAGCGTTGCTGCTGCAACCCGGAATGCGGCCAGAGACTTTGCACAGCACGCCGAATATTTACAATGCTCTTGCTGGCGAATGGGCCGGGAACAGCCATTTGCCTATCTTGACTGTTAGTTCTAATGATGCGGCGGCTTCCGCGATAGCGGAGGCGTTAGAAGAGTTGTTGGCTCCGATGGTTAACATCCCGCGTGTCAGGCGCGGTGGACGAATCGGCAGCCTTGATATTAATAGCGAAGAGTTGTTTAACACGCCGGGTGCGGCTTCTAGTGGCCGCACTGGAGGCGGACCTGACATTCCGATAATGCGCGGCGATGTGACAACAACGGTGCGGCATCGAGACATTCCGTTCCCTGAAGATGCCGACTACATGAATAGTTATTACGGATGGGGCAAAGAAGGGCCGATGGCTGCACGCGACTTTGGGCCACGCGGCTTGAAGAATGAACCCATTGTGGGTATTGCTGCAACGAAACTGTTTCCGAAGGTAGATGGCGTTAAGCCTATTCAGATGATTGACGGGAAGCCGGTTACTCACCGGGTGAAGGTGTTGCGGCACCGTAAAGATGGGCGATCCGCTGTGTTGCGTGCGTCTGATGAGCGGTCTGCGTCATGGTACAAGTCAGACGAGTGGGATGTTATAGATACGCAGGTTGTTACACACAACGATTTGCGTAACGCTGCTGAAGAGTTGGCGTTGATCAACGCAGTTGAGATTGAAGACTTGTTGACGACTGGTGTTCGCACTTTGCCGGGGCAACGCACCGAGGTATTTCATCCGTGGATCCGAGAGATTCTAAATTCGCGCAAAACGGATGGCGGGATTAGTCAGAATCGTGTCAATAAGCATGCGAATGCGGCATCGTGGTGGGAGAAAGCCCCGGAGCGGATCCTCGCGTTGGTTCCTGTAACTGAAGAGGGCGGATCGCGGTTGGAGAAGATAGATAAAGCGTGGGGTACTGTTCTTCGCAACTGGTTCGATGGTGTAGTTAACCCGATGATTGGTGCGATGGTTCGTGAACCGCTGTTCCAGCATTATTTCTTGACTGCGTTGGATCAGACTGCTGTTGTGCGGCGTTCATATTTCCATAAGGACGGTGCTTATCAGGCATTGAGGAAGGCGCTCCCGAATCATTGGATGCGTGACGAGTATGGACAAATTGGTATTAGACAAATGAAGGGATTCATCGAGTTGGATTGGCAGCATGCACGGATGGCACCGGAGTCTGCTGTTGCTGGTGTCGGGTTCGCTATTGAAAGCCGTAACGCTGACGGGTTTGCTGCGGCTGCGAAGAAGATGCTTAAGGAAGATGCGTCACGGATCAATCCGCAAACGGAATCGTTGTTTAAAGATTTGATACGGGCCGCGGAGCGTAAAGATAAGAAAGGTATCCAAGAGTTCTTTGATTGGGCGCTTCGATCCAAGGCACAGTTCGAGACACACAGAAGCGTGGCGTTGCGCCGCGCGATGACGTTGACGAGTGCCTATATCGACGATCACCGTATCCGGTCGCAGTTTCAGGCAATGGTCGGAACGATTCTTCCATTCTGGTTTGCCGAGGATCAGTTCCTTCGCAGAATGGGAAGAAGCATTAGTCACAATCCGTTGATGCTGCGCAATCTGCATCTCACAATGAACGCTGGTATGCACGGCGGGTTGATTCAGGAGGATCAGTTCGGGGAGAAGCGGTTAGTGATCCCCGGCAGCGAGGTTGCTACAACATACATGTTGGAGATTGCCGACGAGTTCCCGATTGTCAATTCGGTATTTGGCGGCCCAATGGGGTTTGTTGCACGGGCCGCTCTCCAGCGTGGTATCTCTACCAATATTCATGTGGTGCCGGGTTACGACTTGGATCAGGTCGGGCACGCTGGCTTTGGTCCGTTGTTGGCTGTGCCAATTAATCTTGCTTCGCATCGGGATCCGTCGATTCGGCAACACTTTGAACGCAACCTTGTTGGTGGCAGGTACAGCGGGTCTAGCAAGTTGATTGAAAACAGTGGCGACGTTTCCGAGTTGTTGATGGAAACGGTGTGGTCGTCTGTTGTTCCTGCGGTAATCGCGCGTCCGTTGTCGATCATGGGGTTTGATGGCGGGGCGGGCAGGTCGAAGGCAGCGAAAGATGTTCTGTCGTTTATGGCAATGAACGACATGTTGCCGGATGAACGCGAGATTGCTTCAGCGGAAAACCCGTTGCTGTTTAAGGAAGAGTTCTTGGATCGTGTCGATGAGATGGCGAAGCAATACCAGTTGTTGCAGGCATTGACTTGGTTTGTTGGTCCAGCGACAGGTCAACTTTCTGATCTGATGTTGAATGAGAATTGGGAATGGAACGACGAGTTTCATGCACTCACCGATCAGGGCATTCCGTGGGAGGATGCTTACAGCATCTGGATAAAGAATGTTACGGCTCGTGAAGGCGAGTTCGATCCCGTGCAGTTCTCTCCGTTCCGCACTTCTACTAGCAAAAAGATTCCTCTCGCGGTTCTTGAATCGACGCAGGATGCGAACAAGTGGATGGTTTCTAACGAAGAATTTGTTCGCGGTTTCAAGATGACTTCGGCTTTCTTTATGCCCCGCAAGTTTGATTCTGAGGATACAGAGTATGTGGCTGAGGCGAAGCAGCGGCAGATCAACATGGGGTTGCGTAGTTACGATACGCCTGCCGAGTTCCTAGAGGAACTGTATTACAATGCTGCATTTCCGACTTACCACAAGATCCGCACTAGTTACATGACTCAGAAGTATGCGATGCGGGCATTTGGGCAGGATACGAAACAAATTGATTTGCAATGGAAGTCGTTCTTTGATTCGTTTCAGGAGCGGCATCCCGTGTTTGCTCACCGTATTACAACGGGTACGTCGGATGATCGACGCGATGAAACTATTGACGAGTTCCGGCTTCTCGTTAACGATCAGTCGCTGGTCCCGGAGGGGGAGCATCGCGACGATTTGCTTACGATTGCGGCAACGATTGTCGAATTTTCTGATGCTTTGAATGCGTTGTCTGGCCGTCAAACTGCTTCGGCTACTGATAAGCGCAATGCGTTGAAGTACCGTTATTGGCGGCTGATGGCTGAGGCCGTTGAGGGCAAGCCTTGGTTGAATGAAATATACTATAGTGTGTTTCTACCGTTGGTTTCTGATAGTTGGTTGGCTAAATACGAGGCTGGCCTAATTGATGTTACTTCCGGTCTAGCAGCGTAGGTGGATCATGGACATATTTGAACTATTGCAGGCAGACATAGAGAGATGGCTGGCTGCCAACGGCTACGATGTCGATTTGGAGTCGTTGCCTGAGGACGAGATTGCCGAATTTTGGGCGAATCTTCCTGATGCGCAGTATGAAGATTTGGCTGGTTACATTGAGGCGGCGACTCTTGTGCGCCGGTATGAGGCCGGTGAGATTACTCAGGCTGATGAGTCTTTGGTTCCTTCTGAACCGTTTGAGCAGTTGAAAGATATTGCGGGTGAGGGCATCATGTATTTGCCTGCTCTTCGCACGGGCCGGTTGGTTTCATGGGTTGCTGCTAGGGCGGCGACACGTGTTCCGCAGGGGACACGGGTTGCGACATGGCTGTGGCGCATGGTCAATAGGGCAAAGCCTGCGGCTGCTGCTCCCGCAGCGGCTGCGATCCGTAAGAGTGGCTTTGGGCGTGTTGATGATATTGCTCAACTTGGAACTCGGGCTGGTGCAGTATTGGCGCGGACAACGGCAGGGGCTGGTCAGGCTGCTGGCGCGGTTGCGAAGTCGCCGTTGGTTTCTCCTTTGATTGCGACGGCTGCTACTGGGGCGGTTGGTATCACAGCGGCAATGAAGGGTGCCGAGAAGATAACTGGCGGGATTGATAGCATCTATGAGAATATTCAGCAGGGCAAGGATGGGTCTGCGCCTGCGGAAGATAGCGAACCGGATGTGTCGAAGATCGCTAGATACGATGAGACTACTGATACGTTCTCGTCCCTAACTGGTGATAATGCTTCATTGTTGAAGCAGGTTTATTATCAGGGTTTAAGCGAAACAGAAGCGTTTGACAAGATGACCAACTATGTTGCCGGGACAGGTGCTCTGCTGACTGCTACCGGGGCTTCTATTGGGCAGGCATTGCAGAATCAGCCTGACGTATTTGGTGGCGCATCTGAGGTCGTAGATTTGAGTACCACCGATGGTCGAGAAATATTGGCTAACTATTTGCAGGCGAAATGGTGGCTTATCCCTGATATCGCGGATCGTGTCGGTGAGATTAGCAGCAGCGGAGCGGCTGCTTCTGCCACAGCGATTCTTCGGGGCCAAGGCGAATTTCTTCAAGACGTTATTAACCAATATGTGGGCGAGTTGGCGCAGCAGTCAGCGGTCATGTTGATTACGCCCGAGGAGCCGGGCCGGGCTGGTGACATGATCGGCATCATAACGAGTTATGACGGGTCGCCGTTTGGTGAGATTCAATCGTTGAACGATTTGACTTCCGGCGGAAAGGTTGGTTGGATGAATGCTGCACCGCTGCTAGATGCTGCTTCGCCTGAACAGATCACGTTGTGGCAGCAGCAGTTGTATGCGTGGGGATTTCTATCTAAGCCGCCGGAGGTGTGGGGGCAGTTGACGGTAGATGCCACTGGGGATATTCCTACACAGTCAGCGTTTCATAATTGGCAGATCAATGTCTTCAACGAGGGCGTGGCAATGGTACGCGAGGCTGCAAAGAAGGGTAACAACAAGTCTCTTAGCGAACTAATTTCTCCTGATGGTACGCCTCGTGCTGATCGGGTGTTGGATCGTGTCATCGCGACTCGGATGGCTGGCGATGAGACTCGTGCTACGCGCGCTGGCGATTTGCGGCAGGGCGTGTTGGATGAGACTCGGGATCGTATAACAAATTATTTGTCATCTACTGGCCGTACGTTGCCGATGGGTGCACGCCTCCAGTTGGAGGGCGGCATCAATCAGGTGATTGACGGGTTGTCGCCGCAGCGTCAAGAGGAAGCGTTCGGTCAGGGCGGTTCACCATATGAACGTGCCCTTGCTGAAAACATTTTGCGTGAGTTTTATGGGACCGACAATTGGGGTTCGGAACTTACGTTCGGGAATAAGAACCGGGATGAAGACTTCTTCAACTATGCGTCGCGTGTCGGCGCTGTATCGACACGCGAACGTACCTTGTTGAATGCTGGTGCGATACGTCGTGACCGGTACAGGTCGCATTGGAAGGAGCGGTACGACGAGTTGAAAGGCGTGGAGAAGGATGTTGCTGTGGCTACGTTGCTGAAATTTATTAGCGAAAGTATGGGGCAGGGTGCCGATTTTTCTACAGTGACGGCTTCTAACATTGCTAACGGGTTGACTTCGTATGCGCATACGATTGGTCACCGTCGAGCGCTGGATGCTCCTACGTCGTATCAGCAAATGGTCCAGCAGGGCAACACTGCTTTGGATCGTTCAAGGTCTGCACAGTTTGGGCGTGACGAGGGGTTGTTGTCCGATGTCGCTACGGGGAGTGTCGATGCGATGAGTTTGCAGGGCGGCGTAGCCGGTTACAGGTACCGGGATTTGGTTGATGCGTTGAATCGTGTCAGTCAGGCCGGTCATTTGAGGTCAGAAAATGTCTGAGCATTGGGATGCCTACAATAAGGCGTTGCCGAGGTTGCATCCGAGTGAAATAAAACGGATTGCTGATGCCCAGTTTGGACCTGAGAATGCGCGGATTTTAGCGGCAGTTGCTATTCCTGAATCTTACGGAGGGAAGCCGGGCGCTATTGGGGACAGCGGGGGAAGCGTCGGGTTGTGGCAGATTAACCGGATCCATTTCCGAGATTTGATTGATTACGGAATTATTACTGTTCCATCGGAGGTGCGAGCCTCGCTTGATGGGGCTTCCGAAGAGGACAGTAAGGCGTTGTGGGCAAAGTATGCTCATCCACAGTTGGCTGATCCTGTCGTTAACGCTAAGGCTGCGTGGATGGTTGGTTGGGGGCAGGAGCCTAGCCGTGGGGCTGACCGCAACAAGTCGAATCTTGAAGGGTCGTTTAATTTTGAGCCGTGGACCATGTACAGAAACGGGGAATGGGAGACTGGCACCGGCTATCTAGATGACCCAGAATTTGCCGAGATGACACCCATAGAGGTTATTGATTCTCTTCTCGCAGGCGATGGGATTGGCGCTCTTCCTGTAGATGATGGTCTGGGAGAAGGGTCGCGTCTTAACCCACGAGATTCGACAACGTGGGGTTGGGATGCCGATTTCGGTGAGCGTATGCAATGGGCGGCAGATCAAGGTGACATAGATTTTCAGGCAGTTGCTGGCCGGATGGCCCCCGGTGAGATTGCTGCGTTGCGGCAACGGTTGGGGCCGGATGATCCGCGTATCGCTAGTGTGTTGTCGCAGGCTCAGTTCCCTGAGGGGCGGGCTGCGATTGTTGGTTATAGGACAGCGGAGGATGCGCGTAGGGCACCTGTGATTCTACGCAAGTTTGGTTTGACTGCGCATCCGGAGTTTCCGTTTCTTATTTCACCGATAGGTGCTGAGTTGTTTGATGCCGGGAAAGATGTTTTGTCGCAGTTGGGTGATTGGGCGATTGGTTCCTTGTTCAACCGCAGGGGCAGTTCGTTGTCTGATGAGCAGCGTTTGCAGTATGAGCGTTCGCTTGATGGAAGAACAAGTTACGAATAATGGTTGAACCGTATACGCAGTTGCGGGAGCAGGGGCGACCCGAGGAAGACCCTAACGAGGTTGACTACAACCCTGAGGCACGCTCAGGTTCGATCCGGACGCGTATAGATACAACCATGGATACACAACTGTTGGCTAACGATGCGTTTCGCGGCCGTGCAGAAGAGTTGTCTGAGTTGATGGCCGAAGGGCTGCGGCAAGGGAAGACTGCTGCTAGGCAAAGCGGCTTGTATCCGTATGATGAAGACACCCGGCAGTCCAATATTCCTCGTGAAGATATTATCAGTCAGGCTAATAACTGGTTGATTCAGCAGGCCGGGTTTGATTATCAGACTTTGGAGTCTGTGATGCAGTCGGCGGGTTTGCAGGATGGTGTCGATTGGGCGTGGAAGCGGTTGGATGGCCCAAATGTTCAGTTTGATTTGGGGACGCTGCTGTCGGGGGCTAATCCATTTAACTGGGTTGGTGATGTGGTTACTGGCGATTTCGAGTTTGGTCGGATGCCGGATCGGTTGAAAGAGTTTGATAAGAATCCGTATGCAAGTTTGTCGTTTGGTGATGTGACTGGTATTCGCAATTGGGGTGATGCTGTTTACGCGGCGTTGGATGTTGCTGACATGGCTGCGTTGGGTTTGGGCGGTGAGGTTGTGCGCCCTGTTTGGAATGCGTTGAAGTCCCGTGGGGGGTCGCGTACCGAGTTTGCTAGTCGGGCGGAACGCCAAATTGAGGATGCTTGGGAAGAGATGTTCGGGAGCGGTTCAGCAGATGCCGCACTTCGTAGAAGTATAATAAATGAGAGAGGTACGACACTAACCGGTTTGGAACTGGCAATGCAGGATGTCATGTTTGATTTCATACACGGAACGGGTTTTTTTAGGCAAGGTGCAGGCGAATATTCTAATATGACATTCAAGTCACTTGTTGATGACCTCAACTCCTTCGGGTGGCTTCAAAAGATGCATCCGGGAGAACTTGACAAAGTATTAAATGAGTTGCGTAGACGCGGGTTGAATCCAGACGAGTATCTTCATAAACCCTATAAGCAGTTTGACTCGCGAGGGGTTAAATCTGAATTCGTTGGCGCATCAGGTTATGGCTGGGATACAACAGCAATGACAATAAAGGCCAAGGAATTGGATCTGCTTGATGTTATTGAGGGTCGTCGTGTTCAGGGAGAGTTTTTCCATCTTCGTACACCCGATAGCAGGATCGAGTGGGATTTTAATGAAGCACAAGCCCAACGCGCGTATGACGCTGGTATCGATGATCGGTCGCTTGACGAACATCGACGGGCAGTATGGGGGGGAGAGCCGCCACCCCGTCCTGAGGGTCCACCCGGTACACCTGAACTCACATTTCGGGAGAGCGCCCTTCAAGGAAGGGTGAGGAGTTCGCAGCCGCACCGTTGGGAAGATATACAGTTATGGGTTGCTGCCCATTCATCAATGAATCATGTGGGCATGGGACGTTTGAGTGGATATTCGGAAAATGATATTAAGAACTGGTATTTGGGGTTGGAAGCGGAGCGTCATGGGATCGGCTTACCATATAACTTTGATGAAACGAGAGGGAGAATTCCCGGTGCCGTGGAAAGGCGCCGTGCCATTCTTGCAGGCTTGCCGGATGAGGTTGTTGAGGCAGCAGAGCGGGCGTATTTGGCAGATGTGGCAAAGTGGGATGAGGTGCTATCGCGTGATTTGCATGGCCCGCCCGATATACCGATTAGGGATCGCAATGAACTCTTAAACCGAGATCTATCTACGGTCCCAGAGGAGATGTTGCCCGAAGGATACACTCAGACAGCATATGGACCGGCTAGATGGCTGCCTGATGAAAACGAATTTGAGGATCTACTTGATACTTATGCTCTAGAGGACTTGGATGAAGAGATTCTTGATTTTATTGGCGTAACCCACATTAATGGAGTGCCTCGCCCTATGGGCAGTCTACCCGGTACGCCTACTGGTGAGTTGACACCTGAATCAATGGTGCAGGCGATACGCGAACATTACACAGCGAAGTGGGAATCCATGACTCCAAAGTCCCGAGCGTCATGGATGCAGATGGGGATGATGGATAGCCCAGATGATTTGGACGGCTATCTAGACGGTATGGTAGATAACATTGTTGGGGATGGTACTCCTCTTGATCCTGCTATCGGGTGGGGGAATCTTCCAGAAGGCATAGAACGGCGGGCACATGAAATCGCTGCGGAGGGTCCACCCGGTACGCCTAGAGAAAGAATAACAGATGCTTTAATGGACGAAGGTCCGGGGCCGGGACCGATGGACCCGTTCGATTATCACTATAATCTTGCCGAGGCTAGTGGCTGGACTCCACCCGGCGACCAAACTCTTGACGAGTGGCTGGAATCACTTGACTGGTTGCGTCAACCACCATACGACAAAGGCCCCGGTCGGTTTAACCCGGATATGTACCCAGCGTTTAGAGAGATTAGAGAGTGGGCGGAAAAGGAAATAGACAGGTTGGACCGTCCACCCGGTACACCTAGAGGCCCGATTGATCCCGCAACCGGTAAGCCGACGGCAGCATACGAAGGACCGCAGATTCCGCCCGAAGACCGCCCCTATAAGATTGATCGTTATTACGAAAAGTCTGATGATGAGATCATGCAGGAGATGTTTGATGCTGGCGCGATAGGTGTAGATGGGGATGGCAGGTTTATTTATGACGTAGCGGAAATGGAGTATCTTTTTGGTCCAGCGGATCAAGGGTTGGAGGGTCCACCCGGTACACCTACTGGGTTCCCAGACCATATCACTGATCTTGATTCGTTGAAGAACTGGTCTGATGCTGAAATGGTTGCTAGGCCAGTAGTGGCTAGGCCGGAGGAAGCCGAATGGCGTGCGTTGCATCTGGGGGACTGGCCGTCAGCCGAGAAGGTGTCTATCCAAGAGTTAGCAGCCATTCAAAGGTGGAGTGGTTCATATCAGGGATTGTCGTATAACGAGCGTCCCATATGGTTTGCGCGTGATACGCCGGAGGAGTGGGCGCAACGCCAGAAGAATGCGGGCAGCGGCGGAATGAGAGATCACGATTTGGATATTGCTACTGGGCCGATGGGAGATACTGGCGAAGCGGCACTTTATAGGGAAATGGAGGCAGCCGATGCAGCACGCGGGTTGTTCCCAGATGAACCCCATGTCGTTGAGCATCTTCGTCGCTATGGGTATAGCGATGAGGATATTGCTAGGTTGTTGGATGGCCCGCAGGGTCCACCCGGTACACCTGAAGGGATGCGTCCACTACCTGAGAATTTAGGAGAGCCGATCCCGTCATCGGTAGGCGATCAAGGTTCCCATTATGATCCCGGTCCTGACCGGATGTTGGACCCCTACGACGATATCGACGTTATTGAAGCATTGGAAGCAACTGGAAAGTCGTACGGAAACTGGGATGAACTGACGCATAGGGACGCCTTGGGGATGCTGGGTGACGACTACCCATTCTGGCATGGAGACGTTATGCGTAGTCGGATGAAAGCATTGCATGAGGGGTTCGATCCTCCAGAGGGTGGTATTAGGCCACCGGAGTCACCACAGCAGGGTCCACCCGGCCCAGAACAGGGGCGATCTTCTCATCATCCTGATAGGTTTACGCCGGATGAGATAGATGAGATTGTTCGCAACAACGGACTAACCGACGCTGAAATTGAGAGATTTTGGGGGAATAACTGATGGCTTTCCAGTGGCCTGACTATCGTACTCGGACGCGGGGTATGCCGGGTGGACAACAATGATGCTATTCTATATTTCTAATAGGAGGGGCCGATGACTGACACAAGGGGAGCCGGGTTTTTCGGCCCACCCGATGATGGCTTCCGACCACAGGTTGTTAACCAGCAAGCGCCGGACAACAGACGTATCCCCGGCAGCATCTTTGGATGGTCATGGTTCGGCAACTGGGCTGAGAACACTCTCACGCCTAACCATCCGATTCGTCAGTTCTTGGATGGTTGGGTTGCACAATTTGAGGCAGCAGCGAACGCCGAGTTGACAGGCGGCGGGCTTGTACCTGTCGAGTCAGTAGATAGTCTAATTGAACGATTCCAGCAGGATTTGTGGCAGCAGGACTGGTGGCAAAACTTTGATGCTTCGTGGCAGGCTGTTCAGCGGCTGCGTTACGGAACGGATGTTCCTGCTGGCGAGTACGAGTCGTTGGTTGAGTCAACGATTCAACGTATTGGCGAGGTTGCTTCCGGATTGGGATTCATTGATCCCAATACTGGTAGTTTAACACTTGATCTTGCTTCGTCTGATATTAGAGAATTTGCTGAAAGTGTTATTCTTGATGCCAGCGATGTGTTTAATGATTTGCCGTCGCTTAATTCGGATGAAGCCAACCGGCTAATTGAACAGCATCTTCTTGATCAGCGTGGTGTTGGTACTGTTGAGGGTGATCTGAAGGTTGGGTCAGGGTCGCTTCAGGATATGTATAACCAGTTGAAGAATTTGGCTGACGCGAATTATGTGTCGATGGATTCTGAAGAGTTGTGGGATCTTGCGGTGAGTGTTAAGCGTGAGGATGCGTCGTTGGAATGGGCGCGGGATCGGATTCTTGGCAAGGTTGGCGACCAGTATTCGTTTCTGGAGGGGTCGTCTATTTTGGGGCGGATTACTGGCCGGAGTGCTGGCGCTTCCGGGGAGTATTCTTCTTTGCGGAATCATTTGAGTCCGTTGCGTAATACGCTTGCTGAGGTGTGGGAGTTGGGTAATAGCGAAGTCGATTTGCAGAATATCTTTGGTTCTGATTTGGGTTCGTTGGTTGTAGGCGAGGGTGATGATGAGCGGTTTATGAATTCGCGGGAGATGCGTAAGTGGGCGCGTACTCAGCCGCAGTTTCAGGAAACGCAGGCTTATTCTAATGGGATGAGCAGCATTGCTTCGTCAATGTTGCAAATGTTTGGGGCGCGGTAATGGCTGAGTGGACTTGGCGGCAGCAACGCAATATAGATTTGGGTCGCAGCCCCTATTTTAACGATGTCATGTTTGATGCGGGGATGCTGACGGAGGCTGAGGCGCAGGAACGTGGTGTGGCAGAGGAGGCTCGCCAGTCGCGTATCACTCCTGAAAACATTTATGGTATTGATTTGTCTACGCCTCTGAACACGGGAGCGTCTGCTCCGGATCAAGGCAACGTTGGCATGGGGTTTCAGGATTGGATGGAATCGCAGGGACTATGGGAAGGGTACCTGCGTGGCGATCATCCGATGGCGTGGGATCAATTTAAACTGCGGCCTACGTCTTACGGCAATGCGAGTTTGTATGCGGATGGCGGTAGTGGTGGGGCTACTGGCGATCTGTCAGGTGGGGCTGACGCTGCTACTGCTGCACGGAATCAGGAAATAGCGAACACGTTTAAAGACGCGTTCATTGGTGGCCTGCAAGAAGTCGGGTTGGATACAGAAACAATAGATGCTTTGTGGACTTGGGCTGAGGGCCGGTTTACTGGCGATGCGTCGTTTACTGCTGCGCAGGCAATGATCGAAGTTTATGATCAGCAGGCGTTTAAGGATCGTTTCCCCGGTATAGATCAGATGCGTCAGTCGGGTGACGTGCTGCGTGACATTCCTACACCGGCCGAGTATTTGGCGCGGGAGAAATGGTTGGCTCGCGAGTTGTCTCGTTACGGCATGGACACTCTTGGTGCCGATGTAAACAATTTGGTTACGCAGTCGTATCTTCACAGTATTGGTGATGGCGAGTTGTTGGAGCGGCTGCAGGAAGCGTCGCGTCTTATTACGGATGCCCCGCCTGAGGTGCGTGCCACGTTTGGCGACTGGTATGGGCCGCATGCTGATACTGCTTTGATGGCAGCATTTCTTGACCCTAGCGACGAGGTGTTCGGCGGCAAATGGAAGGATTGGGCGACGGTTAAAAGTAATATTGATGTTGCTGAGATTGGTGGCTGGTCGCGTATGAGGTTGGGGTTGGATGCGCCTATTACGCAGGAGCGGGCTGGTGCGATTGCTAAGTTGGGGTTGGAGCAGTCCACGATTTGGCAGAATTTTGATACGGTTCGGGCGCAGGAGGAGTTGTTTATCGAAAAGATTGGTGAGGGTTCCGATTTGACTGCCACTGGCGAGGGAGTTAGTGCTGAGTTTGGTTTGGATCTGGATGCGGCTGACATATTGGAGCGTAGGCGTGGTACCCGTGCGGCAGAGTTCGCTGGCGGCGGTGGTGCTATGATTACTCAATCTTCTACAGGATTTGGAGCGGCTAATGCCTAAGGTTGGTAAGAAGAAGTTTGCTTATACGAAGAAGGGTAAGGCTGCTGCGAAGAAGCACGCTAAGAAAACAGGGAAGAAGGTGAAGAGTGTTTACTAAGGATGTTCTTGAACGGGTGGCCGCTACCTTTATTCAGGCGTTCCTCGGTATCTTTGTAGTTGGTGGGGATATCGGTAATGCTAAGGCGGCTGCGTTGGCTGGTGCTACGGCTGCGTTGAGTCTTGTCAAGGGTGTTGTCGCCTCTAGGTTTGGTGACGGATCGGCTTCGGCTGCGTCGTGATCGACTGGGTTGGCTTCGCTGGGCTTATCGGAGCCGCCCTTATCAGTGGAGTGTTTGCTGTTCTCGCTACTAGGTATCGACGCGAGAATACGTCGCAGCATGCAGCGAATCAGGTTCGGCTCAACGGGATAGCGGACGATATCACTGAGATTGGTAAAGATATTCGTTCGGTGCGCGAATGGCAGCATCGCCATTTAGAGTGGCACGCCGAGCAGAAAGTATGATATAGTAATAAACACATAGGCCGCCGTGTGCTCTTACGGGCCGGTGAGTGCTTATCCGTTGAGATCGCCCACGCTCTCAATGAGTAGATAGTGGAGACTGAACCGGATCGTGACGACCGGGGAAGTTCCTTTAAGTCACCCACCGCACATTCCCTCCGTTTGTGCGCGATTTAGGCAGGAGAGACATCATGGCAGAGGCACAGGAAACCGGTATCAAGGAACTGCGTGATGCAGCCGACCGTGGTCGGAAGGCATCGCAGGAACTTGAGGAGATGAAACGCGAGATGGCGTTTCTGAAGGCCGGTGTGGATACCGATACGAAAGCCGGACAACTTTTGTTTAAGGCTTACGACGGGGATCTAGATCCAGATCTTCTTCGGGTTGAGGCAGAGGAGTTAGGCATCTTGAAGGGTGCTGATCCTGAGCCTGTACCGGAGCCGGAGGTCACGGAGGCTGAAGCGCAGGTTGCGCGGCAGCGCCGGGATTTGGTATCCGATCAGGTTCCACCTGATACTCAGACAGAATCCCCTTACGATGCAGGGCACAGACAGTTTAAGGAAATGCTTGACGCGGGTCGTCCCAAGGAGGACGCAGCGGCAGCGTTTGTTTCTACTGTGATTGAGGCTGCTTCATCGGGAGATGAAAGGGTTCTTTCTAGGTAGATGCCTACCTATGTTTACCGCTGTTCGGACTGCGACCTTCTTTATGAGAGATGGCAGCAGATGTCGGATGATGCGGACGAGATTTGCGAAGAGTGCGAAGGGTCTGTTAAACGGGTTCTTCAGTCTCCGCAGATAACGGCTTCATCTATGCCGACCCGAAAGAATGCTGTTCCCCCTAAGAGGCATGAGCCTCAGTGGGAGAAGGGCAGGGCTGGTGAACGCAGGGTTGATGGTTCGTTTGCACCGTATCTACGGCCAGCGGATCAAACGCCAATGGGTGTCAAAGAGTTTGCTGATAATCGCTCCAAATATGAGGGTCATTTGCGGAAGGTTCGGTCGGGTAACACCGGCTAGTCCATATACCTTCTACTCTTTGGAGAGATAACATGACAGTCAACCCTTATTCGGGGAAGGTCACTTCGTATGACCTTGCCGTTGGGGTCAAGATTGACATGGACGAACTCATTTACATGATTTCGCCTGTCGATTCTCCCCTCATTAACGGTGTCGCTTCAGATGGTCGCCAGATTCTGGCATCGTCTGGTACGACGGAGACTACGTTTAAGTGGATGGATGAGGAACTGTTGCTTCCTCGTGCAGCCGCTAGCGCAGCCAACGCGTCAACCGGCACCAGTGTTACTACAGTTACTGTGTCTACGACAGACATTTACAAGTTTCAGGTCGGTGACTTGCTTACCGTCATGGACGAGGGCACGGCGCAGCACGCCGCTGTCCTTCATGTAGATAGTCTTGTGCTCGCCACGGGTGTTATGACCGTTTCCGGTTGGGCGAACCACGCAGATCAGACCGCTATCGCAGTAGGTGACGTTGTTACCTGTCTCGGTACCGCTTTGGCTGAGGGTTCCGATCCCGGTACGGCACGTTCGGCAGACCGCACGCTCCGCTCTAACTACACGCAGATCTTCGGTCCTACGCCGATCTTCATGTCGCGTACTGAGCAGCAGATAGCCAAGTACGGTGTGAGCGACGAGTTCGCCAAGCAGGTTTACGGCCGCTCGGTTGAGAACGTCATCACCCGTGAGCAGGCTTACCTGTACGGCCAGCCCGTGAACGACACAACCAATAAGAAGCGCTCCACTGGTGGGCTGTCTTACTGGTTGACCAGCAATGTCGATTCGTCTTCAACCACGTTGACGACGACCACCATTGATACCCAGTTGCAGGCTTGCTACAACGCTGGCGGCATTCCCAATCTTTTGATTGCGAACCCGGCATCGTTGGCAACGCTGAACGACACAACCAACACCTCCACTGTGCGGCACACATTCGATGATCCGCGTCGTGGCAGGCAGTCGGTCATGTCGATTTCCAGCGAATTCGGTGAAGTCTCGGTTGCTCGCAACCGTTGGGTCAACGCCGAAACTGCGTTCCTTGTCACCAAGGAAGATATCCAGCGTCGCGTGATTCAGCCTCTCGTGGTTGAGGCTCTCGCGAAGCCTGGTGATTCCGACAAGGTGCAGATCGTCTGCGAAGAGGGTCTGCAGGTCAAGGGCCAGCAGCACATGGCTTACTTCAGTGGGCTGACCGGTTACACCGGCAGCGCCTGATAGTCGATTGGTAGCGGGGGGCGGGATTGTCTCGCCCCCCGTAACCAGTTAGGATCTTTATATGCCTACTGTCGGTGATGCTGTTGTTCGTGCGAAGAGGTTGTTGAATAGCAATACTCGCACTGAGTTGGATGCGTTGGATGCGACGCTTTCCGCAGCGACTGATACGACTATTAATCTGAAGTACCAGACTGACGGGATCAGGGCTGGGTCGTATATTTCTGTTGGTGATGGCACTAATCCGCCTGAAACAATGTATGTGCATTCTCGTAATGGGGAATACGCAACTGTTCAGAGGGGTGTCGATGGTTCGACTGCTCCGTCAACATTGGGGGTTAGTAGTAACGAGTCGTGGCAGGCTGGTACCACTATTGAGGTTGAGCCACGGTTCACAGAGTTTCAGATCTTGGAAGCAGTGAGAGATTCGATTCGTTCGTTGCCTCCGAACTTGTTTGCGGTGACTACAATTAGCCCTGCGGTGACCTCAACGACCGACAAGGCAGTCAACCATGACTTCTCAGGGACTGGCTTCCTTCATTTGTTGCAGGCTTTGCGGACCCCTAGGTCGCAGCATGACCGTTGGGTTAAAGCCAATGTGAAGGTGTATAAGAACAGTAATACAACAGATTTTGCTGATGGTTATGCCATTGTGGTGCAGGAAGATTTGGAGAAAGCAGTTACTCTTCAGTTAACTTATGCACATCCATTTGTAACAACCACCCTAGATCTGGGTACCGATCTCGTAACCACTGTTGGTATGACGGCGACAATGCAAGATATTCCAGCACTAGGAGCAGCATCATCTCTAATGCTTGGGGAGGAATCGACTCGTCTGGATCTTCATGCGGCGGGAGATTCTCGTGTTGATGCTGCAATAAATGCGGGTGATCGTGCACGTTATTCGTTGGTTCTTCAAGCCCAGTTTGATCGCCGGATTTCTCAGGAGGCTCGTCGTTTGATGGCTGAGTATGGCGTGCGGATGGATGCCGCAACCTCCTCTGTGTTTCCAACGACACTACGTTAGACAATGGGCCTCCACCAAACGGTTCGCGATGCCCTGCCTGTAAGACTTGGGGATCGTAGATACAATATAGATGTTACACGTTTGGCGCGTGCGACTGTTGATCCGATTCGGCAGGGGTTTGATACTCAGGGCACGCCGGGTGAGCAGTCGCTTAATCAGGCTGGGGTGTGGAAGCGTAGCCGTGATGATTGGGAGTTGGGTGCCGGGCAGCGTGAGGCTGATACACCTGAGTCGGGGTTACGCAGGTTCTTTGAGTCTACCGGTATAAATCCGTGGACTAAAAATGAGTTGAAGTTGTTGCCGACTACGGCTCAGGAACATACAACTACAGGCTCTAACTTGTATATGGAGACTGCTACTACAAGTTCTACCTCGTATATTTATGTTTGCGACGGCTCCGATGTCTACTATTCCACCGACAACGGCGAAACTTGGAGTTCGATTACTGCCCCTGCTACGACTACGATTCTTGGGATAGCCAGCGACGGCACCAACGTGTACATTGCGAGTACGTCTGAGGTACAGAAGATCACGGGCACTACACCCGGCGCAGGTACCGGCAACGTGTGGACAATGACCGGCATGACTGCTGGCGACGGGATATGGGTTGCTAACGGGTATCTGATTGCTTCTGATGGGCCTCGGTTGACGGTGCTGCCATCTACTGCTGATCAGGCAACGTCCAACGATATTGTTTCAGCCACGTTTAGTCAGGTTGATACATGGTCGTCGGTGATTGGTACGCCATCAGGCATCTATGCGGCGGGCACACAGGGTAATAAGTCACGGATCTACTACATCGGTATCAATGATTCGACTACTGATTTGTTGGCCCCTGTTATTGCTGCTGAACTACCTGCCGGTGAGACAGTCAATGTGTTGGCTGAATACGGTGGCTTGATAACGATTGGGACAAATAAAGGGTTCCGGTTGGCGCAGATAACAGGCGGCGGGTTCCTTACTTACGGTCCTCGGGTAGATATTTCTGGTGGCACGGAGGTGTTGGAGCCTCAGGGTGAGTTCATTTGGTTCGGTTGGAGTAATTATGATTCGTCGTTTGATGCTACAACACGTTCGGGTCTTGGTCGTATCGGGTTGACGGAACTTACCGATGTCATGGTTCCCGCATACGCTTCGGATCTGATGGCAGAAGGGGAAACAGGTACCGTTCAAGGCGTTGTGACTACATCGTCTGGTATTCGTTTGTTTTCTGTGAGTGGTAGCGGTGTATGGCAGGAACAAACCACCTATCTGAGCACCGGTACCATCGACGAAGGTAGATTCAGGTGGGGTACCACCGAATTGAAGTCTGTTGTGTCTGTCGATTTGAGACACTCGGCTCTGCTGGCTAGCGAATCGGTTGCGGTTACGCTTACAAGCGACGATGGCGACACCGCTACGGTTACTTCAGACACGGACGGAAATTACACGCCGGGCATCCAATCTATTTCTTCTGTCAGCGGCGAATACGTCACGCCTAAGGTCACGCTGGCAGGTCCGGGTACGTCAACCCCCACTTTGCATCGGTGGACGACGAGAGCGATCCCTATGCCGTTCGTAGCGGAAGTCATTCAGTTGCCTGTTCTGCTAACAACGCAGACACGATACGAGAACCGTGATGTGTACCAAGACACATACGATGACTATGCGTACATACGTTCGTTACTTGAAAGTCGCGCACTTGTAACATTTGAAATGGGTAGCGAATCCAAAACTGTATACATTGCAGGCGTGTCATACGAACAGGGCGCTATCTCTAAGTGGTCTGACAGCGACAACTGGTTTGAAGGAGTGCTGACTGTTTCCGTTGTTACGGTGCAGTCGTGAGATTCTTTCCATCTTACAGCCGTGGTGGGCAACGCAACAACATTCAACGCATAGGTTCAGGTGGCGGGCTGGAAGTTAAAGGCTCCGGCGACCCATACATACGGATGATGGCTCTAACCACCGGTGCAGTTATTCGTTTCCATACAGGGCAGGCCGACGAATACGTCAACGGTTACATTGATATAACCTACGGGACTTTAAGTGGTTCCGATTGGGGATCAGTAGGGATCCGCCCACCTAATTTCACAAGCGACCCGGTTCGTCCCTATGTGAAGATGACAACGTATGACGACACGAGTTCGTTTGCTGCCGTTGGGCTGTGGGACAGCGGTGCTGGGGCGCAGGAAACTGCGACGTATTGGAAAGAAGAATCTAGCAACACGGATTATATAATCCATTACGCGAACACCAATTATTGGTACGAACCCACTGGTGTAACGCAGCAAATGTCGCTTAGTTCGGCAGGCAACCTCAGTATTACAGGCTCTCTGTCTAAAGGCTCCGGGTCGTTTGATATTGAACACCCAACATTGGAGGGCCACCGGTTACGGCATTCGTTTATAGAAGGACCGCAGGCTGATCTCATCTACCGTGGCACCGTAACCCTTGACGCTACCGGGTCAACCATCATTGACCTCGATGACGCTGCCGGTATGACTGACGGTACATGGGAAGCGTTGTGTCGTGACCCGTGGAGTATCGTGTCAACACCCGGCGGTGTAGTTGATTGGTCGCTTAACAGTAAGCACTTAACGATTAATGGTGACGCTGGGGCGGTGTGTTCGTGGATAGTCATGGCTGAACGAACCGACCCTCACATTTACCAGTCACCTATGACCGATGAAACCGGCAGCATTGTGGTAGAGTATATTCCCGAGGAAGTTCCTATCGAACATCTGAGGGTACATGATTCCAACAACGAGCAAATGGGTTGACCTAAAACTCCTTCATCCACAGTTCGTGACACGGCTCGAAGCGTTCTTTGCTGACGGCCGCATCGCAGGCAAGGTGAAGGTAGTGAGTGCATGCAGATCGTATGCACATCAGAAGAAACTGTATGACAAGTACAAAGCAGGGAAAGGCAACCTTGCAGCCAACCCCGACTGGCTTAGACCCGACGGTTATTTCCGTGGGTCGTTTCATCAGGAGCAACCCGACGGGTACTGCTACGCGGTTGACCTACGCATCGTTGACAGGTCAATAAACGAACGCTCCGTCACTGACATTGCTGCACGCTACGGTATACAGCCAACAGTAAAGGGCGAATGGTGGCATTTCCAACCACGCAACGCAGACGGATGGTTCGATGCCATCGCCGCACCCGCATTGGAACACAAAGAGGAAACAACCGTTGACTGGGATCTCATCCTCATGCTGGTGGCCGACATTGGTTACCGAATCAACCTGTGCCCACTCCGAAGAGGAGCAAGAAACGGAGATGTTGAGATCGTCCAGCGAAAACTCAATGCGTTGGACTTTAACTCTGGTAGACCCGACGGGGTATTTGGACGGAAGACACAGCGAGCCGTGAAAGGGTTCCAACGTGCAACACTGTTGACTGTCGATGGAATCGTAGGACACAACACATGGAAAACAATGCTTTCACCGGAGGTACCCAATGGACTCTAGTCTTCTAGAATTTGCACGCACCCGTGATCACGGTGGTTGGGCGTGGCACGACACGCTCCCTGATGAACTGTTCAATGAGATATGGGACGCGATGCATCTCAACACTGGTGTAGGTGAGATGACTGTGTTGGCGTGGCTACGCACTCAGGGTTACGAAGATGTCACAGAGGGCAAGATAAAGGGGATTCGTAGTGCCGAAAGACGTTAAGACTCTTAACGAGTTCGCTGAAGAAGGAGCCGTAATCCAAGAGGTTACGGCTCTATCACGTCAACTAGGTAAGACCCGCACCGAACGTGATGTTCTTAAGGCACAGGTTAAAGAACTGGAATCTCATTTAGATGAGGCCGAAACCAGAGGCCAACTATTTACACACCTAGCAGGCCACACATATAAACCACCTAAGTGGCTTACGAAGAAAGCGAAACGTGACGCTGCTGTTGTGTGTACCGTTCTTTCGGACACTCACTTTGATGAGGTGGTAGACCCCGACGAGATAGGTGGCCGTAATGAATACAACCGGAAGATCGCAGTTGAACGGTTGCAAATGTATTTCCAAAAGATTCTGCTACTCACCAATGAATATATTACTGGGTTGGATTACCAAGGATGTGTACTGTTTCTAGGTGGCGACATTTTCAGCGGAGACATACACGAAGAATTAACTGAAACCAACGAAGACACAATGCTTGGGTCGGTTATCTTCTGGACTGAACAAATTACGGCAGGTATCAATCTGCTATCAGAATACTTCGACTATGTGCATGTGCCATGTGTGGTAGGTAACCACGGCAGGCGGTCACATAAGCCGCGACACAAGTTGCGTGTCAGAGATAACTTCGACTGGTTCCTGTATAAGACTTTGGAGCAGCGGTTCATCGGCAACGATAAAGTAACCTTCGATGTTGCACCGGGTGCCGACCTGCTTGTCGATGTGCAGGACACAACATACCTATTGACGCACGGTGATCAGGCGCGAGGAGGAGGCGGCATCGGTGGCATCTGGCCTCCGTTGATGCGAATGGTGGCACGCAAACGCAACAACACAGACTTTGATTACATGGTGCTGGGGCATTTCCACCAGTTAATCATGGCTCCGTCGTCAGGGTTCCTACTCAACGGTTCGTTGAAGGGCTACGACGAGTACGCTGCTATCAACAACTTTGCGTTTGAGGTTCCGCAGCAGGCGTTGTGGATCAACGTGCCGGGTAAAGGTATTTTGTGGCAGACATCGCTGCTAGTCGATAGTTAATCGTTCGTTGTGTTGACTGGATGCAACAGTTAGAGGTGCAAAGAAACTCCAGTTTTTTTGCAGGTCGATAAGTAATGCACTAACGATCATTACTCTGTAACCAATCCATCAGCCCCACACAACGGGCACTGATTGTCATACCAATCCTCCTTCAATAGTTTCTTACCTACATACCCATCACAGTTCCAACACTTTACATAATTCTTAGCGCGCCCCGTTGGTTCACTCATTATCCAACTCAGACAAATCATATTTAACTAGACGATCAAACTTGGCTTCAGTCCACAACTTCTCAGCAATCCCATGTTCCGAAGCATCCAACAAAAACGCAAGCAACACAAACGCAGGCCCTTGCAACTCAAGTCTCCACATCCGTGTATCGTTATCAAGAAATAGGTTCGCTTCTAAATTTTCTGGATAGTCTGTCATATCAGCCCCCGCTCCTGCGCTATCAGCGTTAATCGTTCTGCCTCTTCATCCCAATCCATCTTACTTGTTATACGACGCTTAACAATTAGTGCCTGATAGTTGTCCTCTCCTATCTGATCAATCGTGAACTGTCCAAACTCGACAGGGTTATCAGTAAAATACATGTGGCATGATGCACACAAACAGAATGCGTTATCTAAATCTGTGCGCGTGTGCCCATACTTGCGTGAAATAATGTGTGCACATTGCAACGAATCAGTATGACCACACTTCATGCACTTCCCGTAATCACGAGTGATCAACGCATGTAATCTAGTGGCCTTGCCTTTGCTGCCTTTACCGTAAATATTAGCCACAAGTAACGTCAATCACCTCTAGGTCGTACATCCCAAAGTCACTAATAGATACGTTATCCCAATTAACTTCCGGTGAAAAGCCTGACACCAAATCCTCAGCGGTGTCTTCGTCTTCAGTATCAATAACCACATAAAACTCTGCTGTTGTTTCAAACGTAACGCCATACCTCACAATGATTCCTTTCTAAATGTAATACACACTGCCCCTACAAATAGGGCAACACCTAGGTATCGTCGCCTGCTTCCACTCATCATCACACGACAAACACCCACACTGATAGAGACTTAACTCTTGGGTAGAAACTTCGGAGGAGGATTCGGATTCTTCACAACCGGAACTCCCGGAGGTGGTATGTCCCATCCTTCCTCCATTATCTCAGCATCTACAACCGGACTCAACTCCGCTACCTTCGGAGCCTCCAACGATGTAGCCCGTGCCTGCCCACCCATAATCTCCTGAGCAGAACACTCCGTCGTTAACCGAGGCACCACGAAATGCTTTGTCTGTCCACCAGATACTTTACTACGCTTCTCCAACAACAATCTACCTGCAACCAACCCGGTAGCCTGCATGTGCTCCAACACCTTAGCCATACCCGGAATCTCATTCGCTGCATTCCAACCCTTAGATTCCAACCGCCATATCCCACCAAACTTTATCTCAGGCAGAATAACTTGCAGCCTCGTATACGGCGCACAAGTCTGCTTGTCCTCAGCAGCACACAGACACGGCTCCTCGTCCATGTCAACACCATCTGGGGTACGAGTAGGTGTAACTGCAACAACGCCGTCACAGCGGCGCTGACAACCACCACCAGACCACAACTCGTAATGCACATTGATACTATTCGGCGGCAAAAACACCCCGATATCAGTAGACTCAGTAATCACTTCCCATTGCTGCTGCTTAGAGCGAGGCGGCTTCCACTCAGAAACCACCCCGCCATAAACAGCAGCAATCTGCTCTATTGCGCTCTTATCAGTAGACGTAAAACGAAACGTATCCAACGCACGCATCGCACGCTCAGTCTTAACACCCAAACGGATACGACCCTGCTCAGGGATACGACCCAAATCAACCAGTGCTGTTACCATCAGACCCCTTATACCTATCACGCATCTTATTCAACGCATTCTCAAACGCAGCCGAAGCCAACTCAGCAGACTTCACCGCATTCTCCAACACCTCAGTACCACGAGAATCAGGATCACGCTTAGTCCAATACGAAGCATGAGACTTCTTTTCTTTAATGTACGGGACTAACGCCTCCGCAACAGCAAACACTTCCCAATACTCTAGACAAGCAACCGGTTCCCAATCATTCTCTCCTTCACCATGAACCCATTCCATTGCAACATAACCACTACTCATTACTACTCCATATCTGACATGCAACGGGTCTGAAAATCACAGTACCGGCATTGCCACGCCCTCCCATACGAAGCATCGTGCTCCCACCTACCCGTTGCTGGATCAGAAATCTCGGCAGGGAACGGGACATCAGGGTCAGAATGAGAGAACCTTCTACCAACAGCAACCGGATCCTTCGTCTCATGTACCTGATCTGTGATAGCAGCCAGCCTACCAGCCTCCTGCTCAGCCAACGGTACATATTCGTCGCGAGGGAAATGCCACTCAGTAGCAAACCTGCCGATGTCATCAATGCCCTTAGCCTCAGCCCTATTAGGAGCAATGTTCTCCATCGACAGATAACCAATCACCAACAAGTCAGCGTCCAATGCATTGGCATACAACGCACCCTGCAACACATGAGAATGCCTTGGACCCTGCCCATTCTCAACAGACATCTTGTACCCATACCCGTTGATCGTCTTCAACTCCAGCACAATGACCTGCTGAGGATCAGTCTTAGTGCGCAACACCAGATCAACATGGCCGTAACCATGCTCACCCATCGTTACATCAACCTCTTCTTCAATCTCAACAGTGTCATCCTTGGCAAGCCACGACTTGACAGCAGGCTCCAACAACTCATGAACAACAGAACCCAACCCCATACGCCAATAGTCAGCAGTCGAAGGAGGATCAGTCTTCTCAACACCAAGCGTTTCATAAGCAACCTTGCGGGCACACATACCTGCCTGCGAACCACGCCACCTCATATCATCAGGCGTGTGTGGAGCCTCAGACCCTTCAGCCCAATGTTCTGCTATGCGGTGAACAAACAGTCTTGTATCAGCCGTCGCTGTCAGCATTTGTCTCCATTTCAGCAATGTTTGAACTTGTTTACCATGTAGTTAGCAACGATTCGTTCAACGATGTCAACAAATATGGTATCATCTGTCAACTCGTCGATTCGTTTATCAATCTCATAATGCAAATCCAATGTATCAATCTGTGCACTAACTTCTATCTCCATCACGCATACCTTTTAGTATCACTCCATCATCCATTACATACACACTCACTGCCCCGTGTTGGGCCTGCATTCGGTAACACCTTTCCCGAAATGCTTTAGTCGTACCGAAGAAATCTTTTCCTTCTGTCAAATACCAGTACTCTCCATTTAACCAGTCATGCCACGGATACTTAGCCCTGTTGCTCGCACGAAAGATTAACCTAGTGGCCTCATCTTCATTCAACACTCTACCCACAATGCATCCTCCCTAATATATGGGAGGTAAGACTTGACCCCTCAAAGTCTTACCTCCCAAACCTTTACTCAACTAACAAAACCTTTACGCAGTCAACAAAGCCAAAGCGCTATCAGCCAACGGAGCCTTCCCATTGATCGCCTTCGTCAACGAACGCTGCTTCGCAGTCTCACTATCCGTAAACTGTGCATTGATCTGATGCTGCTCCGCACCCTGAACCGCATTGTAAGCCAACCACTTGTTACCAACACCGCTCGGTGCCCAATGCTCACACTCCTCGTTCCACTTCGTAGTCATAGCACCACGCTTCCGCTCAACCAGATTCAACGCACGCTGATGCCACTCCTTACCTTCCTTCTTCGGAGGCAACGGCACCAACTGCTTCACCAACTGACTGAAATGAAAGTCAGTGAACACCTGATCCTTCATGATCTGCGCCTGCGTAGCCACGATACGCGCCCGATCAACTGCAGCCTCAATGATGTGTGCACGCTGACTAAACGTAATGTCATGAAACTTGGTGTGCTTCACAGAAAACAAAGCCGAAGCACTAATCAACTGGTTCATGCACCACAACCTGCCAACCAAATCATGCACCTTCGTAGCCCACTGTCCATTAAACGAAGAAGTCCAAATCAACTGAGGTTTAATGACATCACCGTCACCCAAGTCGATCTTCCTACCGATGTCCTGAGTCAACGCCACCCGTTCACCACCATCAAACACAGTGCAAGACGTAGTGCTATTAGGAAACATACGTTCAGCCATCTTCCCTAAAAACTCGTACGACCCAGACTCAGGGAACGTACCCGAATGGATACCCAACACCTCATCAGTGTCATCCCGTACTACATACTTATGCAACGGCATACCAGCATTCACACCTGTACCTACCAACGGAGCAACCATGTCACCCGACGCTGACAAAAACTCTGCCTTCGGATACGACACAGTGAACAAAGCACCAGCCTGATCCATTACATCCAACGCATTAGATCCCGTGTGCTGATTAGTATCCCGAATCTGTGTCAACGCATCCTCATTACGGGTACGTTGCCTAATCCAATCCATTACTTTCTCCTTTTCATAGCGTCACGGGCATCTTTCACACCCGTAACATTTGCTTTTATTTGTACATCATCCAACTCGATAGATTCTACCACCGTATCAACCGGCTGTTGGTCCACCACCCCATCACCCAACGCAATACGCAACGCTCTAATAAAACCCAACACCCGAGCCTTATCTATTTCATTTTCAAACGGCTTATGTCTAACAGAACTAGCGAATTGATTTATCAACTTGTTGACTTTTCCTAACTTTGATACGGGACCGTTCCTTTCTATCCAACATTTCAACCATGCAACCTACATATGTTTTCAACACATTAGGTCGATGCTTACCCCATTGAATACTGCGTGAAGTAGAACGCAAACCTCCGCGAATAAACAACGGATTGTCATCGGTTCGATCATCGACTGACACAGCAGACCACAAACATTCCTGTTGTACCGAACACTGGTAACAATGCTCGGTCTTCAACAAGTCAATGTTCATTCCTTTACACGCAGCCTTCGACCACCACGACACCATATCCAACCCGTTAGGTGTATTCATACGGATCCCGCAGCATCACAACCCACCACTCCAACGCACAAGTCATAGACGCAAACGCACACCCTTCATCAAACGAATCAAACGGACCAATAAACTCGAGCCCATCCATAGGTGTACCATGCGCAACAATATAGGAATGCCTATACTTTAAAGATGTTATATTGCTGACCGCTTCCACGAATCTCTCCTTATAGCAGAACGAGTCGGTTCATTAACCCGCTCCCGATAGTATTCCTCCCTAGTCATCGTGTCGTAACCACGCATACGAGGCATCGGTCTTAACTCATGATGCTGCTTCGCTTTACGATTCTTACTGTCACGCTTTTTACGCAAGTATGCCTTGTAATCTTTCCGGCAAATAGAACAACGGCACCGCTCATTTATATACCGATACCGCCCATGCTTTAAAACTGTTCCTCCGGTGCCTGATACACAGGAGCAGCCGCCGCCGCACCCTCACGAGGATTCTTATTCTGAGTAGTGGTAGCCCACCTCAATGTCGGACCAATCTCATTCACATTGATCTCCGTGAACTGCCTCGTCTTACCAGACTCATCCTCAACTCGACGTATCTTAACAACACCAGCAACCATGACACGATCACCGCTGCTGCAAGACTCAGCCACATTCTCACCCATCTTCCCCCAAATACTGAGGTCAAAGAACTCGGTGGATTCCTGCTCCACCCCCTTCTTGTTCGTCCACTTCTTGTTGATCGCAAGGCCGGTGTTACACACATTCGTACCTGATTCAAAGTACCTCAACTCCGGGTCACGGGTCAGGTTACCCCAACCAATCCAAGTGTTACTCATAACTATCTTCCTTTCTTGATTTGATTTGATTATCTACCAGCGAATCCAACAACCCCTGCTGATACTCGTCGTACCTCGCTTGCGCAAGAGTCTCAACAATACTGTTCAACGACTCACGAAAATCTGCACCCTCATCCACCAACTGGTGAACAGTAAGAGACTGCACCTCATCAGCCGCATCATCTATCGAATACGTCACGACACTCCTTCCGGAACCATCACATTCCAATACCGTTCAACATCACACTCGCCGCAAATAGTACCGAATGGCTTGTCCTTACACTTAGGCCACAACGGAAACTCAAACCCCGCACCAGACCCACCACACACAGTGCAATACGGATTCATATTACGCGCCATACTGTAGCCCTCCTACCATTACCTTGCATCACCAACTCAATAGGCTCAATTCGACCTGCCTTATGCAACTCTACCCGGCGAGGACGCTGAGTAGAACCATCCATACCCAACCCAGCCTGCATTTCCTTATCAGTAGCAGGCCCATAGTAGTACAACCAAGTGAATATCTTGTCACGCAACGATGTAGCCTGCTTGATCATAGAATCAGCAGCCTCCCAACTTGTTACACTCCCAGATACAAACGGCAACTGATTAGAATGGTTCACTGTTCATAGCCTCCTTGCTTGCCTCAACCCAACGCTCTAGATAATTGTAACTTAAGGTCAACCTGCCACCCGCTTGATTAAACGCAGCATCCAAACTCGTGCCACTATGACGCGCCTCATTCACAGTCGTCAACGCATCAGACACAAGATCCTCAACGATGCGAGCCATAGTAGGCCACGACATTGCATCAACAGGCAGCCGGTACACATCAGAAAGATCAGGACTCGTCATCATCATCCTCGTTCTCGTTCGCTTCCATCAAGACATTGATCTGTTGAACCAACCGGATAGCCGCAACATGATTCAACCGCACCTCAACGCCATCAATATTGAACGCAAAACCATTAGAGTATGTGTTAAACGCATGCACATAGTTACCGTTTTCGTCATCCAAATGAATAGTCGCAAAAGATATATCATCGAAACGCCACTTCTTAAGAAGAGATACGTCCTCTTCAGTAGTGTCAACACTAATTTCAATCTTACTCATCACTTACCTTCTCTCATATAGTTGTTAGGTACCGGTTGAGACACACACCTTCATCTCTCACATCAGGGACCGGTAACTCCTGCACCCTGCCAAGCGAACTCAAATAGTACATGTATGCTTCAACACGCCATCACATTCAGGCATCTGCGCCGCAGTCAACGGCTCACTCAACACCCGCTGACACGAACAACACCAATCACTGCGATTATAACGAGACAAACGTGCATCACACTTGACACACACACGCCCCGTCGGTCGCTTACAAACACAATGAGCAACAGCAGGAACAACAGGAACCAACGCAGTAATCATCTCCTGTGAACGCGACCACGGACTAGGACTTGAATGCTTTTCCATTACGAAACCTCTTAATCAATCTACTAAACCAACCTAGCCTATCAACCTTCAACGCAGCAACCAACGCAGCCTGACGCTCAAACCTCTGCGCCCTCACTATCGCATCATACCTAGCCTGATACTCACTCATTACATACTCCTTACTAAAAGCCAACAGTTTAGAACCAGCGGAACATTGGGGTGGGGTTCCCCATCCCACGGATGGAATAAGCGGCGGGCAATGTTGATGCCAGCGCGTTTCTGG